TCTATCGTGGTGAAGCAGACTACCGTCAGAATCTGTTCATGCAGGGTCAGGACACTCTGGTTGTGGTCGGTGGTGTCGAGGACGAGGAGTAGCAGAGTGGGACAGGCGCTGGCGCTCGCAGCGACGTGCCGATCGGTGGTGACGCCAAGTATATCGGGGTTGAGTCCGACGGCCTGTCAGAGCAGCGTGAGGCGCTCAAGGAGGACCGGACACGGGCTGGCTCCATGGGGGCGCAGTCGCTTGACACTACCTCACGCGAGCGCGAGTCAGGCACCTCTCTCAACATTCGTATCGCCGCTCGCACGGCGGACCTCAACCAGATCGCGCTCACAGGGGCCGCTGGTCTGGAGCATGTTCTCAAGATGTGTGCTGAATGGGTCGGGGCGAATCCCGACGAAGTCAGCGTTGAACCGAATCTTGAATTCGGTGACAATACTCTCACTGGCCAGAATATGGTCGAGCAACAGACCGCTCGCAATCTTGGCTATCCGATCTCCGCTCGCTCTCTCCATCAGAACGCCTTCGACAAAGGGTTGACGAAGATGACCTTTGAAGAGGAGATGGCAGCGGCAGAAAAGGAGAAAGACACCATCTTCTCAAAAGCTGAGACTGGTGATCGGACTCCTGAACAAGCTCCTGGGGTGAGCCCAGGAGACAATCCCTCGGAAGGGTCCGAGGATTAACTGAGGAATACAGATTATGGATCCGCTTGAACTATCTTACGAATCTCAGGACACGATTCCTGAGGCCTTCCGTTCGCTCTACAGCGAGAAGGATGGCGCATGGCAGCTGACCGGTGTCAACGGCATGAAGACTCAGGCCGACGTCGATCAGGTTCGCGAGGCTCTCCGCAAGGAGCGCGAAGACCACAGCAAAGCGCGTGATGCTCTGAAGCCGTGGGGCGAACTGAAGCCTGACGAGGTGATGACCCAACTCGATCGCATCAAGGAACTGGAAGCTGCGGCTGGCGGGAAGCTGGACGAAGACAAGCTGAACGAACTGGTGGAAGGTCGTCTGGCCCAGAAGACGGGGCCGCTGGAGCGCAACATCTCGACCCTGACCGAAGAGCGTGACACTCTGAAGGCCGAGAACGAAACCCTCAAGGGATCCATCGAAGCCCGTGATCGCAACGACGCCGTTCGTGGCATCGCGTCAGAATCCAAGGCTCACAGCACCGCGACGCCCGACATCGAGATGGCCGCTTCGGCAATGCTCGAGAAGGACGAGTCCGGCAAGTGGGTCACGAAGTCCGGGATTGATGGTCTCACTCCTGGGCTCGATGTCAAGGGCTGGATGAAGGAGATGCAGAAGCTGCGTCCCCACTGGTGGCCTGAGAGTGAAGGCGGCGGTGCTCTGGGTGGCGGCGGTGGCGGTGGCTTCACGGGGAACAACCCGTGGTCGGCCGATCACTGGAACCTCACTCAGCAGGGCGCTGTCATCAATGGTCAAGGCCGCGAAGTCGCAGATCGCATGGCGAAAGCGGCTGGCACGACCGTCGGCGGCTTGAAGCCCATCAAGAAGTAAAATATCGCTTGCATCCTGCTCAGAAATGAGTTAGGGTGCAACCCCATAGACGATCAGGGGATCGTCACCACCCGACAGAGCAGGGGCTCGCCGTCGGTTTTCCCAAATCCGTCATCATAAAGGAGAATCAGATGGCAACTGGACCCGCGACTCGGGTGGGAGACGTTATTGTTCCCGAGATCTTCACTGGCTACACTCAGCAGCTGACCGAACAGAAAGCGCGTATCATTCAGTCGGGCCTTGCCGTCCGCGATCCCGCAATCGACGATCTACTCGCTGGTGGTGGTCTTACCTTCAACGTTCCTTCTTTCCGCGACCTGGATAACGACGCCGACCGCGTCTCCAACGACTCCTCGGCCGCATTCGATACCGCCGACGCTTCCGTCAACGCGGCTGGCTCCGGCACCTCGCCCGAGCGTCCTCCGAATCCGCTGAAGATCCAGACTTCCCAGGAAGTCGCGGTTCGTCTCAGCCGGAACAACTCCTGGTCGAGCATGGACCTCTCGGCGGCTCTCGCTGGTTCGGATCCCATGCAAGCGATCGCTGACCGTGTCGCGTTCTACTGGACTCGCCGTCTTCAGGCTGCGTTCATCGCCACCTGGAACGGTGTCATCGCTGACAACGTCGCCAACGATTCCGGCGATTACGTCAACGACGTTTCCGGCGCTTCCTTCGTGGATGGTGTGACGAACTTCTCGGCCGAAGCCTTCCTGGATGCCTCCGTCACGATGGGCGACTCCATGGAAGACCTGACCGCCGTGGTCGTTCACTCGGTCGTCTACAACCGGATGCAGAAGAACAACCTGATCGACTTCATCCCGGACTCGACCGGCATGGTCAACATCCCGACCTTCCTGGGTCGTGAGGTCATCGTGGACGATGGCGTTCCCCGGACTGGCAACGTCTACGACACGTGGCTCTTCGGTGGTGGCTCCACTCGCCTCGGCGTCGGTCAGGCCAAGGTTCCCACCGAAGTCGATCGCAAAGCTGGCGGCGGCAACGGTGGCGGTCAGGATGTTCTCTACAACCGGATCGAATGGACCATCCACCCGGTCGGTCACGCCTTCCAGGGGACTCCCCCGAACGGCGGTCCGGCCAACACTGGCACGGCTGGCACCGACCTCGACGAAGCCGCCGCATGGGATCGCGTGTATCCCGAGCGGAAGCAGATCAAGTTCGCTCGCCTCGTTACCCGCGAGGCATAAACAAAGAGGTGGGGACATAATCCCCACCTCCATCTGAAAGGAGTATTCAATGGCCAGAACTCCAAGAATTCGCCATCTTAACCACAGAACTCTTGATAAACTTCGTTATCAAGATACAATCAATAATTTCGTTGACGAAAGAACTTCCGCCCTTACTCAGTATTCCACTCGTCAAGATGTTTGGGATGCTATTGCGAGCACTAGTTCGATCGTCGTCGCAAATGAAGTCGATATCCCATAGGAGACAGACAGATGAAAGATAAGATTCTGGAAGCACTCGCTCAGCTCGATCCCATCGATGATGACCAGTGGACCGCCGACGGCGCTCCTAGGGTAGACTTCGTGGAAAAGATCGTTGGCGAGGACGTCAAGCGACAAGACATCGTGGACGCCGATCCCGAGTTCAACCGCGAGAAGGCCTCAAAAGCTGATGAAGAAACCGACAACGAGGACGAGGAGACGACCACCAACGACGCCGAAACCTCGACCGACAACGAAGAAAGTGACAGCCATGCCGAGGAGAACGACGAAGAAGGGTGGAAAGAAGTGACCGAGTCCGCCGAGGTCTTGACCAAGATCGATCGGCCTCTCACTGAACGGGAGTTCGCCACCTTCCTGGGCTCCGTGCCTAAGGAGGAACTGGAGGACGTTCAGGTAATGCTGAAAATGCAGCTGAGCGAGGTCCAGTCGGACATCACGAAGATCAAGGATCTCGAAGGCCGCATCAAGCGTTCGATCTCCATGACTTCCAGTCGCATCAAGCAGGAGTTCCCCAACTCCACCGAAACCGATGCGATCCGCTCGTTCATCAACGCCCAGACCAAACAGCGGGCTGCGAAGGTCGCTCGTCGGCAAGAGATCCTCAAGGGGATCGACATCAAGGATCTGGATCCTCGCGCACCGATCGATGTCGCGATGGCCCGGAAGACCAAACGTGGGACCTCTCGTCCTGTTCGTCCTTTGGTGAAGTAAGATGACACGCTTCGCCTATTGGTCGTCTTCCGAGCGTGTGAAGGCTCGCCTCCAGGCGCAGCTATATCATGCTCGGAAAAGACGAAAAAGTTTATTAGTTAAAGATGAAGTTCCAAATAAAATCTTTTCTATAATTTTCCACGGTGTGGGTCAATCCCTATTCGCAGGCCGGGGCGGCAGCATCGTACAAACAAATGACCTGAACGGCCTCGCGGAAATGGCCGTGGGTGGCGCACATATCTCGGATTTCAACTTCTGGAACACCAATAATGAACACGCGCCGAACCAAGTAGATTGGTCCTCTCTCACCACCTTCGTAGAGGGTGGGGAGGGACAGTCACCCTTGGCGGGGGTTTCCAACGTGGTGAACGGCTACGATAAGATCGTACTGCATTCGTCTGCTATCGGTGCTCGGACGCTGGAAGCGTTGCACAGGGCCTTTGCGCAGACATCGGCGGCAGTAGAACGCTCGGTTGCCCTCATGGTCGCAGGCGGCACACCTCGCGATGAGATTAAATACGTGTTCGGGATCAAGCATGGCGAAGCCAACGCAAACACTGGCACATCGCAAGCAGACTATGAGACCCTGCTGACGAACTACATCAACAGGTGCCGCATCGCTGCGCGGCAGGCACTGCGCGACCCGTCCTATGTAGCGCCGTTCCACATCAGCTTCCCCCCGAAGCAGAACCAGCCGGATGCGGACCGCACGATCAAGAAGGCGATCCTCGCCGTTGCGGACGCTCTGCCCCACATCGTTCTTGGTGAAGTCTACAGCGTCCCGATGGAGACAGACCGGGTGCATCCGACACCTGCGGGGTATGTGCTGATGGGGGAACGTGCGGCCTATCAGGTGGAAAACAACATTTCGCCGATGCGCTGCACGTCCTTTAGCGGGGCGGCCATGATGTGGACGGCCACATTCAATAAGCCCGTGGTGCGAGACGCCAGTTTCAATTGGGGTGCAAACCTGAATGCGGCCAATGCCGAAGACGGTCTGGAAGTCTGGGATCAGGGCGCATCCGCGTACATCGCAATCAGCAACCTGTCTTACGTGGGCAGTCAGATCATCGTCACCCTAGCGTCAATGCCCGTCGGGACACTTGAGCTGCGCATTGCCGTGCAGGACACCGCTGGCACACTTGTCGGAGGAAGCGGGCCACCGGGAGACATCCACAACCCCGATCATGTCGGCTGCGCAGTCCGGTCCGGCGACGCAGGCTGGGTCAGCCCTTTTGAGCCCACCTATACGCACTATGACTGGTGCATCCCTCAAATCGTGGAGGCCACATAATGACACGTCAGGAGTTTTATGGAGCCGGAACCAGCCTCAACTGCCCACGTCACTTTGACGAAGATTGGCCGGAGGGTTTGGCTCGTGATGACTGCACTTGCAGCCGCTGCGGAAACCCCTTTGTCGGACACAAGCGCCGCACAACATGCAAGATATGCTCGACAGAAATGGAGGCCACATAATGCCCGCATCAGACGTGCCCGGATGGCAGCTTGGCTATCGCTTCAATGCCGCGAATTTCGCAGGGGGCGCTTTCGCCGACCTGACCGGTAACGGCAATCCTATGGTGGTTCTGAACGGTGCCCCCGTCTTCGAGACCGTTGACACCCATGACGGGGTAAAGGTGGACAACACTTGGAATGCCCGTTTCTGGCATCCGAATGCGTGGCAGGGAACCGTTGTTCTCGCTCTGCGGATGGAGCGGCTGGCCGGGGGTACGCTTGTAAAGTACATGGCTGACTTCTCGCGCGACGGGGGCAGTGGCACGGCGGGGCGTATGGTGGCTATTTTTTCGGGAAACAACCGTAATGTCCAGCTTACAAGTTCCGGTGCACGAACCGCTGGCACGGTCACAACGGGCGTAGCTGGCATCAACGTCGGCACACGCGGAGTTGCCGCAATGTGCCAAGATCAAGAGCGCCTTAATACATATTGGACAGCAGACGGCACCACGGTCTCATCCGGCACGGCCAGCACGGGAACGACAAACGGTAATCTGCACCAGATGAGATCGAACGTGGAAGGTGCTTACTTTGGTTCTCTGACAGGCAACACCGCCAACACCACTGCGGACACGACCGTGAACATTCACGCGTTCGAGTTGCACTTCTTCGAGGGCAATCCCCTGCTGGATGCTGCGACGGAATTGCAGGCTTACCTTGCGGAGTTACAAGGAGACTACACCTAATGAGTTTGGTAATTGAAACTGGCGTCGGGGTTCGCAATGCTAACGCATACGTGAACGTCGACTATGTGACGAACTATCTCACGGTCCGCAACCGGGTGAGCGAGAACTCATGGTCAACCGCTAACACCCCTGTTCAAGAGGCTTCCATCATCGGGGCGACCGATTACTCTGAGAAACGCTTCAGCCACCGATATGGTGGAGTTCCAAAGGTCATCTTTGAAGAAGAGTTTGCGACCGGGGCGATCACGTTCACCGGTCTTCCTGTTTCAGGAGAAACACTCACGCTCGGTGATGAGACTTACACATTCGTCAGTGCTCTAACAGGCGAGAAGTTTGAAGTTCTTATCGGTGGTACGATCACGACCGTTTCTGAGGCCCTGGAAGCGGCCATTAACGGCACGGCAGGGGCAGGCGTTACCTATGGCCTCGGAACGCCTCAGAGCCGCCACAGCACGGCCACCAGCGCGGGCGGGGTGGTGAGCTTAACCGCAAGCGCACCCGGCACCAACGGCGCTCTGACGGTCCTTACGGGCTCTCCCACAAACGTCACTCTCACAGCTTTCACTGGCGGGCGCGATGGTGGTCTTCAGCCTCTGTCATTTCCGCGCGATTATCTCTACGATGCTCGCGGTCAAGCCATCGTCGGTGTTCCCGAGCGTCTCAAGCAAGCGATCTCTGAGTATGCCGTTCGGGCCGTTTCGTCTGTTCTTCTACCTGATCCCACTTCCGACACCTATGGCGGTCGCGTTCAGCGTCGCAAAGAAGTGGTTGGGCCGATCACTGAAGAGTTTCAATACGATGCTGGAACTGTCGGCACGATCACTTTCACAGCCTACCCTTCCGCGGATAGACTACTACGCCCTCTTCTCTTGGGCTCATCTGGTGGAGGAGTAATTCGTGCCTGACTATACCAAACTAGCAGCGACCGCTGCACGACTGATCAAGAACAATGGGCGCAGCATCACTTTCGTCAAATTGGACGAGGCCGCTGCCGATCCTTCAGAACCATGGAACGGACCAGCTTCGAATGAGACCACTCTGGCTCTCAACGGAGTATTCGTCCCACCGAACACCGTTCGTCAATTTGGTCTCAGCGCTCTTGGTGAGGGCACCGAGTTTAAAGATCTCGTGACGTTCAGTGAACAGATCATCATCACTGCCCAAGGTGAGAACGATCTGCGTGAATATACCAAAGTCATCGATCGCAGTGATCGTTGGGGGATCATCGGTCTGCAAGTGTTGAGGCCAGGAGATACCACTCTGATCGCATTCGTGGGAGTGCGCAGATGAGTCTTACTTACGCAGCAGCCAGAGATGAGATCTTCGCGGTCTTCAAAACTGCGTGGGACACGACTGGCTATCCAGCCCACTATCAAGACGTTCGCAAACAGAGGTCTCGTGATGAGGAACCGTGGGCAGTCGTCACTCTCAATCATTCCAGTGGATTTCAGGCAACGCTCTCTGGCGCTTCTGGATCTCGCACATTCGCGAGGCTGGGATTCATTACCGTTCAGATCTTTACTCCAAGTGGAAAAGGCTTGCAAGAGTCTTACGAGTTGTGTAAGGTCGTTTCAGACGCCTTCGAAGGTGTATCAA